TTCTTTTACTGGAGGGACTAATACAGAAGCTTTCATTTTAGAAACCCTTTCAGAAGGAAAAATAATGAATAGCTCAGGTTCTCTTAATTCTGATGGAGTATTAAATAGTGGAACAAATGAAAATTTAAGATGGCAAATTTTATCTCCAAATACCCAATCCGGTACTTTTTCATTATTAATAAGACAAGGGAATGATTCAACATTATCCCCTTCAATATTAGAAACTTATAATGATTTATCATTAGACCCAACTTCTCCTAACTATATAGAAAGAATAATAGGAAATACAACTCGAACTATAGGACAAGATGGAAGTGATTATTACGTCCAAACAATAGGAGAATTTCCAAATAATTCAAGATATGTTAGAGTTAAAAGTGTTTTAACCCCAACCCCAAATTATTTAGATAATAATGGAATTGCTAAAAATAGTTATACATCATCAATTCCTTATACATCAACAGGAGTATTTGATGGGGCTCAAGGAGATATAACTTCTTCTTTAAATAATAAATATTTTAGTAATATAACAAATACAAATACACAAGGACTTATAGCAGATAATTATACAATTCCTATAAATATATTATCAAATAAGGATGAATATAAATATAATTTTATAACAATCCCTGGATTAATTGATAATTCATCTTATTCAAGTCATACATCTAAATTAAGTGTTCTTATATCTGATATCCAAAATAGAGGAGACTCAATGGTGATTTTAGATACTGTTGGATATGGAGCTAATGCCTCCGCAGCAGTAACAGCAGCATCATCCAGAAATACTTCTTATGCTGCAACTTATTATCCTTGGATAATGACAGTTGATCCTAATTCAGGAAATTCAGTTTGGGTACCTCCATCAACAATGATGGCTGGGGTTTATGCATTTAATGATGCTGTAGCAGACCCTTGGATAGCCCCAGCAGGTGTAAATAGAGGTATTATTACTACTGCTTTAAGAACAGAAAGAGTTCTTACGCAAAAAACAAGAGATACATTATATCAAGGAAAAATAAATCCAATTGCAACTTTCCAAGGATCTGGAGTTACAGTATTTGGACAAAAAACATTACAAACCAAAAAATCTGCTTTAGATAGAGTAAATGTAAGACGTTTATTAATAGAACTAAAATCATTTATTTCAGAAGTAGCTGAATCTTTAGTATTTGAACCTAATAATCAAGTTACAAGAGATAGCTTTTTATCCCAAGTTAACCCATATTTATCTACAGTACAACAAAGACAAGGAATAAATGAATTTAGTGTTATTATGGATGAAAGTAATAATACTCCAACTACTATAGATAATAATGAATTGATAGGAGCTATTTATATTCAACCTACAAGGACAGCAGAATTTATTAGATTAGACTTTAACGTATTACCAACAGGGGCAACTTTCCCTTCGTAATATTTAATTTTATAAAAAAATAATAATATTTATAATAAAAACATAAAATGGCAAATTTCTCTATCTCTCCTGGAGTAACATTAAACGAAATAGATAATACATTTTTATTAGGACAACCTGTACAAGCTGGTGCTGCTATTGTAGGACCAACAGCGAAAGGACCTGTAGAACAACCAACTCTAGTAACATCTTATTCTGACTATACAAGTATGTTCGGAGATACTATATTAAGTGCTAGTAATACTTATTCATATTTAACTTCTATAGCTGCTCAAAGTTATTTTAATTATGGAGGAGAATCATTACTAGTAACTAGAGTAGTAAGTGGCTCATACACCCCAGCAACCTCAAATATTATTGCAAATCAAGAATCAGGGGTAATATCAACAGAAGTAGATGCTTTACTTACCTCACTTTCATCTGTTACAGGTTCTGCTGGAACATATACAATCTCAGGGAGTGGAGGAACAGGTACAGGATTTACAGCTAGTATACAATTATCAAATGGAACTACAGTTTCTACTATAACAGCAACAAATGGTGGAAGTGGATATGCAATAGGAAATGTTATAACAATCCCCTCCCAATCATTAGGTTATGCTGCTGGTGCTACAGGAACTAATCTAACTATAACTTTAGATGCTGGTGATTTAGTAAATTCAAATTCTTTTGCTATAGAAACTATTTCAAAAGGTATTATTACAAATAACGGATCTAGTGGAACCGGAGGAATACTCTCTTCAGGATCAAAAGATAATGTAAGATTAGAAATTTCAAATCCTAGTACATCTTCAGGATTATTTAATGTACTTGTAAGACAAGGGAATGATATCACTAGTAAAAAAATTGTTCTTGAAACATGGAATAAAGTAAACCTTGACCCTGAATCTGATAGATATATTGCCAAAGTAATAGGAGACCAAACAATAACATATGATTCAGCTAATGAACAAAATGTTACTACTGGAGATTATCCTAATAATTCAAGATATATCCGTGTAAGTTCAGTAAATTTAAAAACTCCAAATTATCTTGATGCTAATGGAACTCCAAAAAATGAATTTACTTCATCTATCCCAATTGCTGGAGATTACTTATTAAATGGAGCAACAGGTGATGTTAAAGCAGGATCTAATTTTTATGATAATATTAATAATACAAACACTCAAGGATTAGTAGCAGATAATTATGATACTGCTATTACATTAATGAAAAATAAAGATACATACAAATACAATGTATTATTTACTCCTGGATTAATGAATAATTTATCTACTCACACTTCAAAGATAACAAGTATTATAAATAATACAATATCAAGAGGAGATGCTTTATATGTATTAGATACAACAGATTATTTAGGAACAATTAATGATTCTATTACACAAGCAGTATCTAGAGATACATCATATGCTGCAACATATTGGCCTTGGGTTAAAATATTAGACCCAGGAACAGGGAAAATGGTATATGTACCAGCTTCAACAGTAATCCCAGGTGTTTACGCTTTTAATGATAAAGTAGCAGCTCCATGGTTTGCACCAGCAGGTATTAATCGTGGTGGATTAAATACAGTACAATATGCTAAATATAAATTAACTCAAGCTAATAAAGATAGTTTGTATGAAGCAAATGTAAATCCATTAGCAACTATTTCAGGAGAAGGAGTTGTAGTATTTGGACAAAAAACATTACAAAAAGAAGCATCTGCTTTAGATAGAATAAATGTAAGACGTTTATTAATAGCTTTAAAGAATTTTATAGGACAATTAGCAGATCAAATAGTATTTGAACAAAATACATCAACTACAAGAAATAATTTTGTTGCTAGAGTAACACCATACCTTGAAGGCGTACAACAAAAACAAGGTTTATATGCTTTTAAAATAATAATGGATGATTCAAATAATGGCCCTGCGGTAATAGATAGAAACCAATTAGTTGGACAAATTTATATCCAACCAACTAGAACAGCAGAATTTGTATCATTAGATTTTATTTTAATGCCTACAGGAGCTGAGTTTCCTAGTTAAAAAATAGAAAAATAAAATATTTATAATAAATTAAAGAAAACAAAATAAAAAGAAAATGGCAATATTAGATCCAAACGAAATTTTCTATACAGCATTCGAACCAAGAATGACTAATAGGTTTATCCTTTATATGGATGGTATACCATCATACCTTGTTAAAGGAATGTCAGCTATTTCATTAGCTCAGACTGCTGTACCACTTAACCATATCAATGTTCAACGTTATGTAAAAGGTAAAACAATATGGCAACCAATTACATTTACAATGTATGAAGCAATTACACCATCTGGTGCTCAAGCAGTAATGGAATGGGTACGTTTAGGACATGAATCAGTAACAGGTAGAGATGGTTATTCTGATTTCTATAAAAAAGATCTAACATTTAATGCTTTAGGTCCTGTAGGAGATGTTGTTTCTGAATGGATTATAAAAGGAGCAGTAATTACAAGTGCTAACTTTGGAGATTATAACTGGGATGATGATGGAACTGCAGTTAATATGACTCTAGAAGTACAACCAGACTATTGTATCTTGAATTACTAGAATAAAATATTTTGATTAGTTACAAGAGCTCCACAATTATGTAGGAGCTTTTGTTTTCTTCCTTGGAGAATTAAATTATTAGTTATATATTACATAATATGAAGTTTTTAAAAACACTATTTTTTATATTTTTAATTAACTTTTTCTATTCACAACCGTGTAATGGAACTGAATCTTTTACTTTAACTCCACCCCCACCTGCTGCAGGGTATTCTCCTGGAACAGTTGTAACTGTTTGCTATACAATGAATGGTTGGAATTTTAGCCCTGCTGTAGCAGCAGAATGGTTAGAAGGATTTTCAATAACTTTAGGTGCAGGTTGGACAAATTTAACACCAGGCGCAGCCCCTTCAGATTGTAATGAAACACCAGCTGATGGCCAGTGGATATGGTCTTTAACTACAACTTCATTAAATACTGGAAATGTAGCAGGACCTGGATGGTTTTATGAATATGGTAATCCTGCTTTTTGGAATAATGATGCTGGTGATGATTGGGGAGATTTTGGGGAAACTTGTATATGGTCATTTTGTTTTGACATTACAGTAGTTAATTCATGTACCCCATTAGATTTAACAATAGCAATTACTGCAGGAGGAGATGGTAATTGGGGAAGTTTTACAAATGTTTCTTGCACACCAAACCCATTTAATATTTACAACGGAAATATAAACCCTAACCCCCTACCACCATTGGGACCAATAAATCACAATTAAATAAAAGCTATGAAAAAAATTCTCTTATTATTCTTCTTTTTAATAACATTTTTAAGTTATTCTCAATTAACAACAATAAACCCTGATACAGTATGTTATCAAACAACAGGTTCAATATATCAAGTATCAAATGCACCTGGTTATGTTTATAACTGGACAATATTAGCTCCTGGAATTATTACAGCAGGTCAAGGAACAAACCAAATAACAGTAGATTGGTCAGCAGCCAATCCAGGATTAATCGTAGGAGCAGTGACTGTAGACGCAACAAATGCTAGTGGATGTTTAAGTGCACCAAGTGTATTAGATGTGTTTATTTATGATGTTACTCCAACAATAAATGCATTAGGACCATTTTGTGAAACCGATCCTTGTGTACCTTTAGTAGCTAACCCATCTGGAGGTGTATTTAGTGGAACTGGAGTTGTTGGTGGTGATTTTTGCCCTAACGTAGCAGGAGCAGGAGGTCATACTATAACATATACCTATACAAATGGAGGATGTACATTTGTTTCTACGATAAATGTAGGTGTTAGTACACAACCAGTATTATCCCCAATACAACATAACTAATGAAAAAATTACTCTACATATTATTATTTTTATCAAGTTGGTCTTATTCTCAACAAGAGATAGAACTGTGTGGAGATGAAAAAACATCTAATTATTGGGCT